CACCGTCTATAACCGCAAGGGAATATAAAGAGCCAAGAATGATACTGGAGTGATTGAATGGAAGTAATAGGTAGTATATACACCGGAGTAACAGCAGCTTTTCAACGAGGTGTGTATCCGATTGCAAGATGTGTGAAAGCTGAACAACATGATTTAGGAGTAGTTATGGCAAATGTAAATGTTTTAGGCTCTCTTGAAGCAAAATTTGAGAGTACCAACAGAATTTATGATGTGGGGGGGGGCAGTCCAACATTGAGTACAATGCAAGGCGGCAATCAAGAGCCGAAAATTCTTGAAAGCCAGATAGTTGCCATGCGTGGCAGAAACCCGGACAATCCATCGGATAGAACTACTGGAAGTCCAACGGAACAGAGGTTAGAAATAAATATGCAAGGCACAAGTAACTGTTTAACAAGTGTGCAGAAGGACAATATGGTTCTGATTAAGCAGGCCACAAAAAGTGGTTCTATTGAATGTGAAGTTGGTGGATGCTTTGACGCAAGCTATCCAGAAAGCCAGACAAGAAGAGGGCGTGTGCAAGATAATGGCAATACGTGTCCTACATTAACCGCACAAAATCAAGAGATTGTACGGATTGAAAAAGTAGGTCAGATTTCAAATGATGGTTCTCAGTGCGGAACGGTTTATTCCGATAGTGGTATATCTCCCACACTGATTGCCGGAACGCATGGAGATGCAAATTCAAAAGTATTTACGCAGTACCGTATCAGAAAGCTGACACCAAGAGAATGCGGACGGTTGATGGGAGTATCTGATGAAGATATTTCCAAGATGGCAGCAGTCAATAGCAACACGCAACTTTACAAGCAGTTTGGAAACAGTATTGTTGTGGATGTGATGTGCGCAATGTTCAGAAACTTAAATATTGAGCAGGAAGTGAAATAGTTAAATTAGAATTTACCGGAGGAAATGTGAAATGGGAATGACAAGCAATCAACTTGCCTTAGTGCGATATGTGGCTGAAAACAATATACAAAAAGCCAAAGATGCAGCTCTTTGCTGTTGCGCTGAGGATACAACTCAGAAAAACCATTATGCAGTCACTAAATATCAGAGGCTGTTACGATCTGGTGGAATGAATCTTATGGAACTTCCTGCAAATATTTCAGGGTTTGCCACGATGGAAGATCTGACAAATACATATTTGGAAAACAGATATTATTTAACGCAGGATGAAAGAAAGTTATTTGAGCTAATCAAGAACATGAACGATGTGAGTTTACAGCTTATGGAGAAACAGATCCCGTATTTGAATGCAACATTGCTCTATGGCGAGAGTGGAGTCGGAAAGACGGCTTTTTCCAGATATGTAGCATATAAACTTGGAATGCCATATCTGTATGTAAATTTTTCACGTATGCTTGACAGTTATCTTGGCGGAACTGCAAAAAATCTCACTAATTTGTTTGATTTCATCAATCAGCAACAATGCGTTGTAATGTTGGACGAGATAGATAGCTTGGCAGTAAAGAGGGAATACGGTGGTGGCGGTGCAAGCGCAGAGGTTTCCAGAAGCACTACATGTTTATTACAGCTGCTGGATGCAGTTACTAACGACCACGTAATTATTGCCGCAACAAACCTTATGGATGATGTTGATAACGCAGTGAAGCGTAGATTCACAGAAAAGCATGAGTTACATAGGCTTTCAGCGGAAGACAATGAGCGGTTTATCAGACAGTACCTTGACGATGCAAGGTTTTCTTATGATTTGGATTCTGTTAGAAAGTATGCTGCAGAAAATCATTCACAAGCTGAAATTATGACGCACGTAACAAGAAGCATTGCCAGTACGCTTATCAACAAGGGTGAACTGGTAATGTTGTAAATTAGATTTTAATGGAGGTACGAGTATGGATTTTTTAACAAATTTGGACAGTGAAACATTAAAGGCAGAATTATTAGCCTTTTTAGAACTTGGAGATGATGAATTCGACATATCTTCGATGGGAGAATTTGAAGAGCAGTTTGTAGAATTTATCAAAGATGATTTGTCTTATGCGGATTAACTTAGAAATTTAGTGAGGTAGAACAATGAAATACAGTATTGAAACAACAGAAAATGGTGTAAATGAAACATTAGAGGTAGATGGGAATTTATATAAAAAAGAGTGGGAGAGAGAAGTAACTGGTCTTTTTAGATGCAAACAAAAAAATTTTACAGACCAAATGGAAAATGATGGATTCGATAACGAGTCATTGCTTGAAAAAATTGATGAGGTCTTTGACAGCTTCCTTGCAAGTTCCGTTGACGATATAAGAGACTACTTGGATTAATAAACTGAACTTTAACAGATAAAACTAAATATTGAGATTTTTGCCGGCTGAAATATGCCGGTAAAAAAATACAATAATGTTGCATGAATACGATAATATGTTGTGTTTTTATGAACTGATATATGGTATAATGTTGTAAGAAACTTAGGCGCCACGCATGGGGAGGTTTTTAAAATGAGCAGAGAGGAAACGATAGAGATATGCACACGCATAGACAATTACCTGGGCGATAAAATAGCAGAATCAATTTTAAATAATATCTCATATGACAAAATGGAAGCACACTATGGGATTATGCCGATTTCTCGCACGCATTTTTACAGAAAAAAGAAAATGGCACTGAGGATGCTCAACAGCCGGAGCTTGTACGAAGAAGAAAGCAATGGACAGCATGATGCTTTGATTCACGCATAGACACACGCATATTATTTAAAATGCACGCATAACGCACGCATGGAACGCATAGACAATTTATTTTCACGCATAGGATAAAATACCACGCACGCATAAAAAAGTCTGTATTGGCAAAATACGCAAGATAAAAATAAAAAGCCGTTTCAAGTTGTTTCCAATTAAATTTTTCATGTTTTCCCTTTCTGGTCTTCCATCGTCAGCACCGGGCGACCGTTCCACGGTGGACGCTCCAGCCGGAGCGTTTCGGCTCATAATACTGATAATTCAATCGCTTCGATCTCGTCCCAAGTAAAACCGATCCTGTGCATATCGAGTGATGCATCACTCATAACCGCTGACGCTTCCATTGTCATGTCACGATTGAAGAGCTCACAGAAAATTTTATAAGCATTAACAGCACCCTCATAAGTGAATACTTGTAAATTTCCGATTTTCACTCCATATGTTCCGTTGATTTTAATAGCTCCAGTCATATTCAAATCCTCTCTTTCTGTTTTCCTGTTCCTTTGTTAATATTATAATACACTAAAAACAGTGTAAAATCAATATACAAATACACCAAAATAAGTGCAAAAATATCAGCGATAATTGTGTATTTTTTTGGTGTAAAATTAATTGAAAAAAAATGTATCTGGTATATAATAAATACGAAAGAGAGGTGTTTAGATGCTTAAATATAAAATTGATGTATTAGAAACGCTGAAAGAAAGCGGATATAACACGACACGGCTAAGAAAAGAGCAGATCGTAGGAGAAAGCGCAATCCAATCATTGCGAAAAGGAGAAATGATAGGGATTAAAACCCTCGAAAAGATCTGCGATATACTGGATATGCAGCCGGGAAATATTATAAAATATGTAGAAGATACAGAAAAATAAAATACTTTAAAAATAATGTAAAAAAGTATTGACATTACACTGTTTTTAGTGTATTATAATATCAGAAACAAGGAAAACACAACACACGGAGGAAAAGAAAGATGGAAGAATCAAGAAACATTTACAGTTATTCAAAAACAGAAATAAACAAAATGAAACGTGAGGAGCTTTTGCATATTTTATACGAGAGAGATAAGAACTATTTTGAAAATGTAAACGGATCAGAAAAGAACTGGAGCAAAGAGAACACATTTGAAAAATATAAGGAGTTTTATAAAAACTTTACGGTTAAAGACTTAAGAGAAAGAGCTTAGAGGAGAATAAAAAATGACAAACGAAAAATTATTTGAATTATTAAAAAAGGAAACCAACATGACGGATCACGATATCCAGAAACATATCGAAGACGGGATCATGGTTTATGAGAACACCGAAGCCGGTTTTGCAGATTTTAGAAATGATGCACTTACAGGCTTGAATGATGAAGAAGATATCCCTGAGATGTGGGATGAGCTGGACATCATCGGAGATTACAGAATGGATTTTTCATTGTAAAAAATGTACGGAAAAGGAGAAAAAATGGAAGAATTAATAAAAAATGAATTAAGAAAAATAATCGGTGAACAGTACGACGGAAGTTTTTTTGAACCAATTACAGGAGTTTATAATAGGAATGGGGAAGCGTGGCAGCTTATTAAATTTGAACAGCCAGTGACCTCACACGATGGGAAAACTTACTGGGTTGTCCTTTTGCAGAAATGGAATTATGATCCGAATGACATAAAATGCGTGGATGACTCGGAGGATGTTTTTTTAAGGCAGTAGAATTATTTAAAAAAAATCAAGAAATGAGGATAACAAAGATGGAAGAGAAAATATATAAAATATTAGAAGACTGGTTTGATAAAAAAGAGAAATTTCCGTTGCAGAAATTAACCGTTGAGGAAAATGGAGAAATTCAGCATTTTGAAAATGTTAGAATCATTGGAGATGCGGATTGCTGGGACGTAAATGAGTTTTATCAGTACATGGTTCATGACGATAAAGTTTATAAGGTTTATTTTGAAGTGATTCCAGATCAGGATCTGGACATGATCGACTATGAGAAGTCTTATAAAATTGTCGATGTGACAGACGAGTTTGATTTAGAGGATTAAAAAAATGTCAGGGAAATGCGTGGTTTGCGGAAAAGAAAAAGGACGAAATAAATTATACTGCTCGGTAAAATGCCGAGCAGAAGCACAAAGAAACATGAGAAAATGTGTAATTTGCGGAAAAGAATTTTACTCTGCGCCATCAGGAACAGAAAGAACATGCAGTAGAGAGTGTTCCGCGAAGCTTCGGCATTTTTACGGAATGAGCGAGCAGAATAAAGAAGTTTTAAAAAAAGCACATGCCGGATATGAAGAATCTCCGAATACAGGCAGAAAAGACACAAATGCGAATGCGAAAAGCTGGGTAATTCAGTCGCCCGGAGGTGATGTTTACAGAATTAATAATTTAAAAAAATGGGCAAATGACAATAAAGATATTATAAGCCCAATTGACCCGGATCTGTTTTCTAGTGGAATAAGAGACATTAAAAGATATTTGCTTGGAAAGCATAAAAGTGGGAGTGCTCAGTATAAGGGATGGCGTTTATTAGAATGGAGCGAAGAAAATAAGGCGCGAGAAGGATTTCCGGAGAGAAAAAAGAGAAAACCGAGAAAACAGAAAATGTCAGAAGAGGAGAGGCTGAAAAGAAAACGAGAAAGAGAAAAACGAAGAAACGAGAAAAAACGGCTTGAAATATAGCCGCTTTTTTTATGCCTAAAAATGGAACAAAAACAGTTAAAAAATATCTTATAATAAAATTATAAGTAAAATGATGGGAGGTGTGCGCCTTGGCAAATTTAAAAGGAAAATTGAAAAAGCTTCAAACTGCGATTGTCCAGCGTGGGCTGATTATAAAAATAAATCAGAATCAATTTTACAGCGAAGACCAGAAGCGCATGATCACGATTTACAGAATCCTTACACCTGTGTACACCTTTAAAACGAAAAAACAAGAATGGAAAACAGAAGATTATGAGATTCTTAAAACGGCATCTATCCCGGAAGTAATTTTCTGCTTGCTTGAAATTTATAAGGCGGTGAGTGGATGAAGGGAGAACTCACACCGAAACAAAAAGCATTTGCAGATGAGTATATAAAGAATGGCGGAAATGCCACACAGGCATACATAAGCGCAGGCTATAGCGAGAATGGAGCAAATCGAAGTGCACAAAAACTGCTGTCAAAAACTGTCATTACAGAATATATAGCGGAAAAAATGGATCGCATCGAGAAAGAACAGCACCGGGACATCATGAGCCTTGCGGACATCCAAGAGCGAAGAAGTAAAATCGCAAAGGGCGAAGTCGTGGACGGTCTCGGATTCGCCCCGGACTTTTCCGACCAGCTTAAGGCAATGGACGGACTGGAGAAAGCTTTGACGATTGCAGAAAAGCATAAACTTGAAGCAGAAGAAAAAGAGAAGAGAGAAAAGGCAGAACTCTGGACGATCCCTATCACAGACATAACATCCGACTTTGTGGAAATTTACAGAACGGTGCATGAAGCTTTTACTGGAGAGATAGACATACACGAGATCATATCGAAGGGCGGACGTGGTTCTATCAAGTCCAACTTCTGGGGAAATCTTGCATACGAGACCATCCGGCAGGACCCACAGGCGCATATCGTATACACCAGACGATATAAGGTTGACTTGAGGGGATCTGTTTATAATCAGTTTATGAAAGTGGTGATCCGGTGTAATGATCTGGACAACTGGGACTTTAAGCAGTCTCCGATGTGTGCGGTGTATAAACCGACCGGGCAGATGGTAATGTTCGTGGGAGCAGATAAGCCTATCAGTTTGAAGTCATTTAATGTGCCATTTGGCTACGTTAAGATGCTGATTCATGAGGAGTGCGACGAGATGGCAGGTGTGGAGCAGATGGATAACATCGAAGATACATTCCTGAGAGCAGATACACCTGCACTGGACATAAAAATCTTCAATCCTCCGAAGTCAAAAAATAACTTTATGAATGAGTACACTGAAGAATGTAAAAATAAGCCACAGACACGGATCTGTCACAGTTATTATTATAATGTCCCAGTAAAATGGCTTGGAAAGCGATTCTTCGAGCGTGCGGAATGGTTCAGGATTCATAAACCATTATATTATAAAAATAATTATCTCGGAGAAGTCACTGGAACAGGCGGCGGCATCTTCGACAATTTAGAAATACGAAAAATATCGGATGAAGAGTTAATGACATTCGATACAGTAAACCACGGCTTAGACTTCGGATACACTCACCCACAGGTGTTCAGTCAGAATTATTATGATTATGAGACGGATACTCTTTATATTTTTGGAGAAGTGTATTCTAAAAAATGTAAAAATTCTACCTTTGCCAGAAAGATAAAGAAGTTTATGAATGTAGAAATTATATGCGATTCAGCCAGACCGGACGGAATAGCAGAGATGCAGGACTGGGGGTTTAATGCAATCGGGGCAAAGAAAAGATGGGGAAGCGGAAAAGGCAGAGATTACTGCTGGGAGTGGCTGCAGCGGTGCAATAAGATTGTCATTGATCCGGAGCGATGCCCGAATACAGAAAGAGAGTTTACAAAGGCAGAGCATGAGCAGCTTCCAGATGGTTCATTCTCGGATGCATACCCGACCTTAGAAGAAGACACGATTATGGCAAACATTTATGCATTAAACAGGATTATCATGACCAGCCGAAGAAATGACGGTCTTTATGATGATGAGGAAGAAGAAGACAGCGACGATTATGAGGATTAAAAAATGAATTTTTTTAAAAAAATAAGGGAGACGATCATGAAGTTTTTTAGAACAGATGCAGAGAAAGAATTTAATGTCGAGTTTATTACTTCTCCAGAGATTGAGAACTCACAGCAGAGATGGAACGACATCATTAATGGTAGCCCTTTTTGGGTGGATCCGAAAAATAAAGACATCAGGACGATAAATTTCGCAAAATTCCTCTGCCAGTACACAGCAAAGAAAGCTTGCATGGATTTATCAGTGAGCATAACTGGTTCGGAAAGAGCGGATTTTATTAATAAGTGCATCAGGGCAATGGTTGACACTTCTATCAGAGACAAAGTCGAAGATATGCTCGGAGTTGGTGGTATAATTTTAAAACCAAACGGTTCAATGAACCCAGACAACATGATCGATTATATTATGCCGTGGGATTTTGCAATCACAGAAAAGACCAGCAACGGAGATATCAGAGGATGCATTTTTATTAATCGACTTTTAAAAGATAAAGTGTACTACTACCGGCTTGAATACCATCATTTCACGACCTCAAAAAATAAAGAGGGCGAAGAGATGAACGTGTACGAGATCCAGAACAGCGCGTTCAAGTCAAACAGCAGTAACTCACTTGGAAAAAAGATAGAACTGCATGACGTTCCAGAGTGGTCTTCAATTGAGGAAGCCGTTCATATTATGAACGTAGAAAAGCCGCTGTTTGCCTATTTAAAAACTCCATTCAATAATACAATCGACTACTCATCTCCAGAAGGTGTATCAATTTTCTCAAATGCACTTATGGAGCTTAGAGATCTCGATATAGCCTGGAGTAAAAAGGGAAATGAGGTTGAGGATTCTCAGCACATAACTTTCATTGATGAAAATGCTATGACCAAGCAGGGCAAAGGCGGTACACGCACCTCAACAGTGGAGCTTCCTCGGTTCGTTAAAGGCTTGAAATTGGGGCTTGATTCAAAAAGTACGATTGGTGAACACGTCCCGACCATGCTAACTTCTGACAGAATTACGGACATTAACAGCGTTTTATCTATGATATCGACAAAATGCGGATTCTCACAGGGGCAGTTTATCCTTGATAGAAAGTCAGGAAGATTGACAGCAACGCAGGTTGAAAGTGACGATAATGAAACGGTGGAAACGATTAATGATATTCGAAAAAGCATAAAAACGGCGTTGAAAAATCTCATTTATGCAATCAACGTATTCTGCGACCTTTACGGAATCCCTGCCGGCTATGTGGATGCACTGGATGATGATGTTTCGGACGAAGATATATTTTATTTTAAAGATTTGCTTGCAAGTTTTGAGCAGGACAGATCAAGGGCTTATAACTTAATGATTCAAGGTATTTATTCTAAGCGTAAATACCTTAAGGAATACGAGGGATTCAATGATGATGAAGTAGATGCCATGTTTGCAGAGAGAGCGCAGGAAGATGCGGAAAGGAACAGCGGTGGTCTATTTGGAGAGGAGTAAAATAATTCAAGGGATACCGAAACTTTCTATAAATGGTATTTTAAAAGGTGGATATATTTTCCCTGAACCTGAACCGGCGGAGATGATTCAAATAAAGCTTCAGAAAAAGACTGTGATAGAGACAATTAAGTTTTATTTAGATAAGTAATAGAAAGGGATGCGTTAATATAAAATATAATAAAGTCATTGGAAGCTTTAATATTAAGCTTGATACAAAGCGAATGGATGAAAATTTGAGAAATGCTCAGAATGTTCTTGACGAGCAGGTTGTAAATGACATGAGAAAATACACACCTATGCAGCAGGGCGATTTGAGAAACAAGACGCAGATAAAAGAACCCGGATTAATTACAGTAGATACACCATATGCGCATTATCAGTACGTTGGTGAACTTTATTTGACGGCAGACGGTAGATCATGGGCGAATCATGGAGAAAAGAAGTATCCAACAGGAACAGAATTAAAATATCACACACCGGGAACAGGTAAACGATGGTTTGAAACTGCAAAAGAAAATCACGGTAAGCAGTGGATTGATCTTGTTAAAAGAGAGGTTGGGAAAGGATAATGCTTAGACCGGATTATTTTTATGGAAAAACTGATAAACTTGTTGAAATGTATCAAGATCTTGAAAATTGGATTATATCAGACATCGCAACACGATTGATAAAATCCGGTGAATTGTCAGGAACTTCCGACCGAGAATTGTGGAAACTCCAACAGATGGGACTGCATAACACAGAGATTGTAAAAAGAATATCTGAAATGTCTGGAAAATCAAGAAATGAGGTTCGCAGATTATTAAGGGATAGTGTTATGACATCATTCTCAGATGATAAGGAAGTCTTGACGCAGATATCAGCATCAGATATTATATCTCCTCTAAAAAATAATATGGCAATTCTGGCAATGAATGCAGAGTTAATAAAGACATCCGGTGAACTTGATAATTTGACAAAAACAACCATTAACCAGACACAGAAAGACTTGCTCAACATGCTGAATGAGGTTGATTATAGAGTCGCATCTGGAATGCAGTCTTACAGCAGTGCAGTCTGCGAAATTCTGGATAGATATGCTGAATCTGGTGTTATGGTAGAATATCCTACCGGAACGAAGCGTTCTCTTGAAGCGGCAGTGAGATGTTGCATTGTCACATCTATGAATCAGACTGCGGCACAAGTGACGAACATTTATATTGCGCAAAATAAAATAGAATATGTTCTAGTATCAGCGCATCCGGGGGCAAGATATGATAAAAAGAATCCAACAGGGATTCCATCTCACGATCACTGGCAAGGCAAGGCCTATAAAATAATCGGTAGCGAACCAGAATTTCCGAATCTTCTTGAAAGTACAGGTTATACCATAGACACTGAAACCGGGACGGGAACTGTTGTAAATCTCTTAGGACTTCACGGATACAACTGTAGACATTCACATGGACCGTGGCGAAAAGGCATGGTAAATAAGTACCTTGATGAAAACGGAAATGTGAATATAAATGCAGATGAAAGCCAGAAGCTTTATGATTTGCAGCAGAAGCAGAGATTACTTGAAAGAGAAATTCGCAAAACAAAGCGTGAAATTATGACCAAGAAACAGGAACTTGATATGATTGCCGAAACAGATGTAAAAGAGATCTTGCAACCTCAATATGATAAACTGGCATATAAACTGCGAATGCAGAATAAAAGGCTTCAATCATTCTGTAAGAATAACGATCTTCAATTGCAAGGCGATAGAACGAAGGTTTCTGGATTTAGTAAAAAACAGTCTGCGATTGCAAATGGTCGAGCAACGGCTTATAAAAATAAAATTGAAAAAAATGGTACAACGAAAATGGAATAATATGTTATTATAATAATGTGTTAACCATACATACTTGGTTATCCACCTTTCTTTAATTAATGCAGTGGAATTCAAGCGAGATAACGACTCACCGTCATAGCCGGAAACTCCCCAAATGAGGTAAAGCAAATGAAAAACATTGTTACGTGCTTTACCAAAGAAGAAAAAGAGCATATAAAAGAATTGTGTGATTTCACACCGACAGAAGAAACGCTCTTTGATTTACGGAAGAAAGAAAAGTCGCTAGAAGAATGTGCAGAAATTATGCATATTTCGACTAAGACAGCCGGACGTATTAACGTCAAAATGCAACATAAAATTCTTAAGGTAACTGGACAACATTTCACATAACTTTCTCCTCATTAAAGACATCCGTTAAGGGTGTCTTTTTTGTGTCCTTTTAATGGGGTTTTGCTGGGGTGGTTCAATTGTGTTGTTCATAATAAAATGAAAATAGAAAGAGAGGTTTATTATGTACGAGTATCAGAGATATAACCAGTATTCTTATCCTCAATATCAACAGCCACAGCAGATTCAACAGCAATTCCCACAACAGATCATGCCGCAACAAGCTGGACTTTGTGGAAGAATGGTTAATTCTGTTGAGGAAGTCACAGCGAATGACGTTCCCATGAATGCACCATTTGCCATTTTCCCGAAAGCAGATGGATCAGAAGTTTATATAAAATCGTGGAGTGCTAATGGACTTATTCAGACAGTTACATATAAACCGAAGATAGACGGAAAACAGAACGAATTACCGAAAGAAGACACGGCAACATTGTTTGCCCCGATAATGGAGCGATTAGACCAGATAGAAGCTAAAATAACTCAGTCCCAGAGGACTACCAGAGCAAAGAAAGAGAGCGATTCTGAATGAATTTAATGCAGATGATCCAGTGCGGCGGAAACCCTAAGATGATATTAAGTCAAATGATGAGCAACTCTCAATTTTCAAATAATCCGATCATGAAAAATACATTCGACATGATGAACCGTGGAGACAGTAAAGGGCTGGAACAGCTTGCCAGAAATTTATGCAAAGAAAAAGGTCTTAACCCGGAAGAAATCATAAGCCAGTTTAAACATTGATACTATTCTTGCAAGATTATGTATAAATAAATTTTATTAGGAGGAACACATATGTTTAATTCATCTCCAAGTTTAGCGGACATTGCCGCCGTTACTGGTGGAAACCGTAATGATGGTGCATGGGGCGATGGTGGTTGGTGGGTTCTCATTATCCTCTTTGCCTTATTCGGTGGATGGGGCGGTTATGGATTCGGTGGTAATGGTGGTGGCGGTTATACCGCAACTGCGGCTACACAGGCTGATATCCAGAGAGGATTTGACAATTCAGCAGTCATAAGTAAACTTGATGGCATTACAAATGGTCTTTGTGATGGCTTTTATGCAGTAAACAACGGAATGCTGACAGGATTTAACACCATTCAGCAGGCAATTAATGCGGACACAGTAGCAGGAATGCAGAATGCAAATGCTATTCAGTCTCAGCTTGCAAATTGTTGCTGCGAAACTCGTGAAGCTATCCAGGGTGTAAACTTCAACATGGCGCAGAACACTTGCGCATTACAGAACACCATGAACAACAACACGAGAGATATTATCGACAGCCAGAATGCCGGAACAAGAGCGATACTTGACTACTTATGCCAGGATAAGATCGCAACGTTGCAGGCAGAAAATAATGATTTGAGACTTGCAGCATCACAGGATAGACAGAACGCACTTCTGACTACCGCTATGACAGCACAGACAAATCATATTATCAGTGCTGTTAA